TCCAGTCAGGCCTGACTGGGTCAGGAGGAAGAGTTTAGAAACTGCTGTAGAGTCCTTACCGCGTCCCCGCCAATGGGCCAGCGTCAAAACCGGCGGAATTGCGGACGCTTCTCACCGGCGCTGACATCCGACGTGGAGGTCGAACTGTAAGTGGATGTGGACTCGTAAACGGTAGTCCCCTTCAGAACTTTCCGCACTGCATCCGCGATGAGACTGGCTTTGGACTGCTTTGTCGGGTCCAGAGCCGCTGTTGTTGACATTGCTGTTTCCTTCTCCTTTGGTTTGGATGTGGACTTGTGGAACAAGGCCACGGCTCCGGGGTTGGCTGGCTGAACGCCATCGCCCCGAACAATCGAAAACTCTTCGAGCTTGAGGTTGCTGAGTCTGCCCATTACGCTTCCGCCTCTTCGTCAATCGCCCAGCCGCCGATCGAGAACCCGCTGATCTCGCCATTACGCGCGGCCTCTTTGAGTTCGTCCGAATTGAGCTTTACGCCGACGAACCAGCGGAGCTTCATGCCGACGAAGTGGAACGTAGACTCGACCAGCACCACCGGCGCGGGTTCGTCGCCGTGGTTGTCCCGGATCTCCGCGACCGAAGCATAGTAATCCTGCATGAACTGGTAGACCGCGTTTACCAGTTCGTCCTGGGGAACCGTGTCTCCCTGAAGATCCTCGATATCGGCAACCGAGGCATAACCCCAGATGATTCCGAGTTCGTCGGACTTGCGGATGACGCTCATGCTGAGGCGTATCTGTTTCAGAAGGCCTCCTTTGGGGCGGAAAGCTGTACCAATTCGTCCCGGTACAGTTCCGAGCCGCTATCGGGCGTGCTCGACGGCACAACGCTCTGAGGCGCTTTTGTTTCGCGAACATTCTTCGGCTGCTTTGTTCGGAGAACACAGCCGTCCAGATATGCTTCCGCGCGGACGTAAGCTACGACCAAATTCACAGGCACCTCCTGAGAAAATCTGCGTTGAATCTGCCCTGCGATTCCCACATTTCGGCTGCGCCCGCTCGGCCTTCGCATGTAAAGCCTCGATTGCGAAGGTAGTTCAGCAGTTCTGCAAGGACGCAGGGTTCGAGCCCCAGACTGGCGGTTCTGTGGTCTCCCACATAGTTCTGGAACATCCGAACCGGGAAACTGCGGCCTGAGATGCGCATCATGCGAACTACGCCATCGAACTCAATCAAAGCGAGGCGCGGCGGTCTGGTCTCGGAGACCGCGACCAGCGAAAGGATGTCCACCACGTCGATCTGCTGCGCGCAGCCCGTGAAAGCGCCCGCATCGTCGTTACACACCACGCGCACCCTGAGGATGTCGCTCACGCGCCCTCCCAGATCCGGTCGGGATCGATCTCAAAGTCATCGCTCACAACCGGCGATACCCAGCAGTGGCAATTCACCAGCTCATCGGCCGGCAACGAAGGGTCGAGCGGATGGTCTGCCGGATAGCCGCCGCAATCGAACTTTTCGTCGATGCCCACCTGATCGCCCGACAGATCGGAGTGAGCCTCGCGCGTGTTCACGCCGGTTACGTTCCAGCGCTTCCCCGTCACGCCATTGCGCTTGTACGTCTCGAACTGGGCAAGCTCGGACGCAATGCCGGTCTCAGTCAGCGCAAACCGCTTCGCCTGCCAGTCCGTCTTGAGGTCCAGTTCGGTGCGGACACCCTCAACGAACTGAGCGTTATAAGGGTTGCGACCAAGGTCGTAAAACTCCCGGACGATGACATCGAACGTTGAGTCGATGTTAGTGCGGGTGGCGAATACCGCCGCCTGGACGCGCTCCAGCAGCTTCTCTTTCAACTGCTCATTGCGCAGATCGAAATCCGAACTGCCGATGCCGATCCGGCTCAGCGCGAACTTCGCCGCATCGTTGAACGTGTCGAGCGACGTCGCCTCCATGATGATGCGGGCCTGTTTCTCGGCATCGTCGAAGTAGCTGAAGTTCGCCAGCAGATCGGCGAAGAACTTCCGGTCGGAATCGCTCAGCGCTTTCTGAACAGCGGACTTTGGCGTGAACTCGGTACTCGCCAGATCGAGTTGAACGTGACGCTGGATCTTCGCCCAGCCGTCATGCAGGTCGAGATACGAGAACAGGGCTTCGATTCCGTCAGACCAGTATTCGGAGATCTCGCGATACAGCGGTTTCATCGCGGCCTGCCGGTCAAACCGGTGGGAACGATTGATCTTCCGCAGCACCCCGGCGAAGCGATTGAAAGTACCTACTGCCAGCGCGGTCATTTGCGTGCCTTTCTCAGTGCGGCGCGGATTTCGCCCTGGGCGTCGCCGATTGCGCCCGCCGCAGCGCTATCCGCCGACGAAGCCGGCGTTTTATAAGGCAGAACCTCATCGCCGCCAGGGCGAGCGGGGAGTTCGGGGAATCGCTGAGCGGCCACCTGGTTGGGCGTGACAACCTGATGTTCCAGATAGATCGCATCGACCTGCGCATCCTGCTGGATGTCATCCGTGTTGTAGCGCTCGAACTCGAAAGAGTAATCGGTCTCTTCGAACGCATCCGAGATTACCCGGTCGAGGAAGTTTGTTACTTTCTTTCGCCCCGGCGTGACGACGGAGTCTTTGTACTCCTGATTCTGCTCAACGCCATCGTGGCCGCCCATCCGGCCCACTTCATGGATTCCCACTTTCGAGGGCGGAACTCCATGCGCGTGAAGCACTTCGTCCCGGCAGTCCTGACGCAGCAGCCGGAACGAACCTTCCTTGGCGTTTTCGCCCGTCAGCTTGTCGAACTTGATCGTGGCGCCGTCTGGCGTCCTGATGACGAGCGTCTTCCTCGCCTGCCCCTTCAGGTAGCGCCGGAAGTACTCGCGGATCTTATCCTCCGCGTCGTCATCCCATTCCCCGCTCAGCGTCACCGCGTAATCCGGGATCGCGTTGTTCGAGAAGAACTGGAGGTTGAACTCGGTCTCCAGAACGGCCAGGGCCATCCGGTTCCACGCGGGCATGATCGATGGGATGCCGTAGTAAAGCGACCACGGAAAGTACTGAGTGAAGTGCTGCACCGATGAGACGCTCGGATTCAACAGCGGATCGTTCGGCTTCAGCTTCTCTTCGAGCTTTTTCTGATCCATGCCGTACACGCGGAAGTGGGCATACTGCCCGTTCTTCTGCTGCACATAGCCAAGGTTGTCAAGCCGGAGCCACATCTCAGTGGAGGGGATGTGGGCGAGTTCAGCGGGCCTGCCCTTGCCGTCCGGTACCACCTCGATGTAGGCATTGCCAAGCGCCTCGAAGTCGGTCCAGACGGTCTCCATGCCATCTGAGAAAGGACGGTCTTTGAACAGCCCTTCCACGAAGGTCTCGATATCCTCGCGCTTTGTCGCCGTCCCTGTCTGCCGGGTGATCTTCCAGGCGCCGCCCGCAATGTCTTTTGCTTTAGTGCGGACGGCGCGGCAGTGGTACGTGTTCAGCGTCGTCGCATAGGCATAGAGGTAGAAGTCAAACGGACGCGTGGCGCACAGGACGCCGTCGAGCGTGATGCCGTACTTCTCCCTCAGCTTGCGACTGCCGGTGGATTCGGCGTCTGCACCCGGCGCATCGGTCAGATCCTTCCCCACCTGGAAGTATTCGGACGGCGATGCCATGCCGCCGATCATCAGTTCACCGTGGACCTTAGCAATCGCGCCGGAAGCCGAGTCAATCATGAAAACCTGAGGCTTACCCATGTGAGGCCTCCACGATTCGGCGTGCGCCGGTAGCGAAGCGCTCCGTATCGAGTTCCATGCCGATGAAGGGGCGGCCGGTCTTGACGGCCGCAACGCCTGTGCTGCCAGTCCCCATACAGTTATCGAGAACGGTGTGCCCCGGATCGGTATAGGTCTGGATCAGGTATTCGAGCAACTCGACAGGCTTCTGACACGCCGCTGCCCCCGGCTCGCGCCTTACGGAGAGGATCGAGTGCGGGTAGCCGGTGAAGCGCTGTTTCGCCTGGTGGCGAATACTGCCATAGACTTCCGACTTCGCGCGCCGCCGCACCCGGCCTCCCTGGCAACGGGTAAGGCCCTGCGGATTGTAGACCGGCAGGCGCTGATAGAACACCAGAACGCTCTCATGCCTGCGCATGGGCATCCTGTTGGCGTTCTGGAAACCTGTGACCGCGCCTTTGTCCCAGACCCACTCGTAACGCAGCTGGAGGCCTGCGCAAGCCGAGGCCGCGAGGTGCGTGGAGAAAGGCTGCTGGGCGAAAAGAAGGACCGCGCCGTTCGGCTTCAACAGGCGACGGTACGCGGCCCACAGCGGGGCGAAGGGGATCAGTTTGTCCCAGCGGCAATCGGTGACACCGTAGGGCAGATCGCACAGGATCAGATCGACGCTCCCGGCCGGGAGTTCGTCCATCAGCCCAAGGCAATCGCCCAGCATGAGTTCGTAGGGCCTCATCAAGAAGCAGCCAACTTCCGCAGATCCTTAGACCAAACTGGCTCATCTACCAATTCATCATTCAGGTAGTATTTCGAGCGATTTATCGCTCTACGTGCAGCCGCGACGGCGCGCCCTCGCGTCGAAGCCCTGCCGGACACGCGATCCCCGTGCCACGCTCGGTCTAATGACTGGTAGTGAAACCTGCCTTCCTCTTCAAAAATGAAGAACCTTACGATGTCGCTCATGCGGAGACCCCTTCCACCACAGGCCGCGACATCACCGAATCGCAGAACGCGAGCACGCGCTCCGCGCTCTTATTCGTCCGGTCCCAGTCGCGCGGGTAGTCAGGGCCAAGACCGCGAGATGGCGAATGGAAGCTCACCTGGCCCTGAGGCAGGTCAACGTACAAGACCTGCGAGGCCTTCATGTCGAAGAAGACGTTCGGGTCCGGTTTCCATCCGAACGTGATTCCCCACTCTTGCCCGTGCGCCAACAGCAGTGTGCAGATGTTCCCCATCGACCACTGTTTCTGCTCGTAGCCCATGCCTCGAAACTTGCCGCGATAAGCTTTCGCACGCGTGGACTTCTTCTGGGAGCGAAACAGGTTCACCGCGAGGTCGCCAATCGGCCCCCGCCGGAGCAGCTCCGCATAGAAGACCTTCGTCACTTCGCCGTCCGAAGTCGCAAATGCTTCAATCGCCTTCATGCGTATGCCACCGATCCTTTCTTCCGGCTCTGTTTGCCGCGCAGGAGGCGGATCGCGCGCTCGACCGCGTCCGGGCCGTCGTCGTGCGAGTCGCCGGAGCAGCCGAGCGCCTCAAACTGGTCAATGCACTTCTGAACGTCGGGCGTCCAGTACGAACTGCTCGCGCTGGGGAAGAAGATGCGTCCCTGCTCGGCCATCGGGGCAAGAGTGGAAATCCGCTTGATCTTGTCACTGCTGAGATCCTCGGCCGCCACGGCGGGGATTTGCAGATTGTTCTTCGCACTCTCTTCGTCGATCAGTTGCTTGAGCGCCGCCTGGTAAGCAATGGTCTCGACGGCGAACTTCCGAATCCGCGGGAACTCCCGGCAGGTCGCAAGCACTAACTGGACCTGTTGCTGGATCTTCAGCTTCTTCAGCACCATCCGCAGGATGTAGTAATTGCCGGTGCGCTCGCCCACCACGGCAACAGCGGTGTCGTCATTCTTCGCCTTCTGCCCGATGGCGGGATCTATCGCGCCGACTTCGTCCAGTTCGCCTTCCACGTCCTCATCCCGGAAGTACTTCCAGTTGTTCGGCGCGAAAATCTGATCCTCTTCGTTGGCCGGGTTGTTCTGGAACTCCGTCTGGAAGTTACGCTCACCGATCTCTTTGCGCTTCGCTTCCAGCCGCGACATCGGCCAACGTCCCGGCCAGAGCGGCTTGCCGTTCTCCTGAATCGCCTTCCAGATGCGGGTGAAGAAAACATCCGCCTGGTTCAGCAACCGCACCAGCACCGAATCATGGTGCAGGATCGTGCCGATCATGAAAAACTTGCCAGCAGGGCCGATGATGTTCAGCACCACGCGCTTCAGCCAGCGCTCCAGCTTCGGCGCTCACGAAGACTGACCCACTTCTGCTCGGTTAGAGTGACCCACCTGGAGAACAGGATCCTGGTGGGAGCGCATCATCATCCACGCCGCAGGCGTGTGCGGTTGTCCGCAAAGGTGC